TTTAATAATTTTATATTTTTATAATCTGTATATAAATTAATATTATTTAATACAATATTATATATATTAGTAATTCCATCTATAATTGTATCTATATTATATAATATTAAAGATACTGGTTTAGTTCTATCATAAGTAATAATTAAATTATTAATATTTGAAGATATATTACTATTATTACTTGAAACATCTATATATATTGATTTATCTGTTTTAATATTATTAAAAATAGTTTTAGTATTATTGTAATTTATATATGTATCTGATAATATATTTGTTGAAATTTGTTGATAATATGTTGATAATAATAAATTTGTGTAAAATCCATTATATCGATTTAATATATTATCATAAATATTTGATGTAATTATATAATTTTTAGAAGATATATTTGAATTATTTGAAGAATATTTTAATTTAAGTTGATTATTCCATGTTGATATTTCCTTAATTTCAATTAATTTATTTGAACTATATATATAATTATTTGATGATTGTTTTAAATTTGAATATGCATAATCAATATATATTCTATTATTAACATCAACATTTGATAAAGTATTATAATAATTTGATGTAGTATTATATAACTTATTGGTTAATATTACATTACTATATCCAGTTTCTAAAATACCATCAATATCTTGTGTTTCTGGAACCAATAAATAACTATTATTTATTGCAGTATACGTATTTAATGTTAAATTTGATAAATCTCTTGCTAATATTTTATAATTATCAGCAAGAGTTATATAATTTAATATATCATTTGATATATTTGATAATGTTAAATATATATCGGTTGATTTTAAATAAGTATTTGATGCTGATTTATAATTATTTGAAGAATTTTGTATTAATAATGATGGTTGAACGTATATATCATTATTTAAAATATTAGAATAAATATAATAATCAGTTAAATTGTTAACATAATTACTATCAATATAATTTTTTAGTGTGTTTTTATATAATGTAATTACATTTGAATTATTATTATAATAATCGACTTTTTCTTTGTAATCTGTAATATTTTTATTTATATTTGAAGTTAAATTACTTATATTAGTACAACTTGTAAAATTAGATGATGCATTGCTAAAATTGACATTTGTTTCACTATAATATACATTTTGTATATTATTTCTTGCATTTGATGATATATTATAAATATTTGTTGATATATTTAAAGCATTATTTGAAGTTAATATTGTGTCAACATAAAATGTTCCATCATTTCCCATAGAATATATTTTATTTATAATTGTTGTTAATGGATTTGGCGCAAATGTAATATTATTATTATTAAATTTATAATTTCCTGTTATATTAATCGAACCATCAATATTAACATCTCCTACTATTTTAACATTTCCATTAACATTTACAATATCATTCGTAATTATATTTTCATCATATGTTTTAGAATTATTTATATCAATCAAATATTTAGAATTAAATCTATTATAATAAATATTTATACATGATTTAAATGGATTATAACTATCTTTTATATATCCTATTTGCAATGGTCCCACAAAATTTGCTTCATTTGCAACATGTTTTTTATAAATATACCACTTATTTTTATTAACATCATTTGTATTTGTTGGATCATCACAAAATTCTATTCCAGAATATATAGATGTTATATTTGCTCTATAAAAACTAATAACACTATTATTAATTGTAGAATTATCATAAATATTATTTTTAATTTGTAATGGTATTGTTATATTACTATCATTGTTTGATATACCAATACCAATATGTGCGTTTTCATTCCAAGCATTATAAGAATTTATATATTTAAAAGTTGCTATTTTTGAGTTATTTTCATAATAACCATCATACGAATTTACACCACCAACTATATTTAATTTTTGCCTATTATTTGTGTTTAAATATTGATTAACACCAACATTTAAACTATCTATATTTATTGAATTATCAGAATAAACAATAGGTAATTTGCATTTATAAATATTGCTATTTTGTCCTATATAATAATCATTTGCAATAATTTCACCATTTACATGTAATGTTTTTAAAGGATTTATTGTATTTATACCAATCTTATTATTTTCCATTATTGCTAAATTTGGTGTTGTTTTTTTAATATCTGTTTTGTTTTTACCAGCATAAAAATAAATATTATTCCAAGAAGAACCTGATTGTGTTAATATTATTAAACTATTATCTGTTTGTGTATTTAAAGGATTTAAAACATTATGTCCTATATAAGCTTTTGATGTTGCTGTTGCTGATAAATCTTGTAAAAATATTTCAAATTTTTTAGTATTTATATTTCCTGGTTGTTTATAAATATTCAAAATATTATTATTATATACCATATCTACATTTTGAACTTTAACTCCTACACCTAATATGCCTGTTAAATTTAAGTTATTTAATATACCATTTGATGATGCTATTGTATTTAATGCATTTGAATTATTATTTATTAAATTACCTTCATAATATAAATTTCCTGTTATATTTAAATTATTCAGTGTCATTACATCAGCATTTATATCATCATTAAACACAACAGTTGATGAAAAATTAACTGGACGATTAAAATCACAAGTAGCACCATTATTTGTTCCTGCTACTTCAAAATTTTCTAAAATCTTTAAATCGTTCGTTATTAAATTACTTGTTTTTAAAGTATCAGTTATAAGAGTATCACCATAAACATTTAATTTATATTTTGATGATATATCCCCTATTTGTATATTTGAATTAAAATAAAATTCATCTTTATTAAATTTTCCTCCAATTATTTGGCTAGCTTTTAATGATAATCCATCTTGTCTAACATAAATACTATCTAGATTTTTAGTACTTTTTGACATATAGTCAAAAATAAGAATCTTATCAGCATAAAAAACACCATTTACATATAATTGAGGATAGCTTGTTATAGATGTAGTTGTTATAGTATTTAATCCATCAAATAGATAATTAGTATAATTAATTTTTGATGTTATTTTATCTAAGTTTATTAAAACAGTATTATTAGTATCTATCGCTAATTGTGGATAATTAGATGTATAAATTGGATGTTGTATTTTATTTATTAAATCACCAGTCTGACTTTTATATAATAAATCTATATTTGAATTATTTTTACTTATATTAAAATGCAATGGCATATTTATCGATGTTATAATATGTGCTGGCGAATTTGATGCATTTCCAACAATTCCTAATGATAATTGAGAAGGCACATAGTTAATAACTTCATTATTTCCTATTACAAATTGGATATTTGAAACATTTCCATTACAATTTTTTGCAATTTTTAAAGCATTTTTATTATTATTTGCATCATTAACTGTTCCTAATGTAATATTAAAATTTGTATAAATATTATACTGTCTATAATCCCTTATTTGATAGAATAATGCATTTGCTGATATTTCATTAATTATTTCTGTTAATGTAGATTTTTCACTCATATCTGTTGATATTGTTATATTACTTGCATGAATTGATCCAGAACACATTATATTACCATTTACAACAAATACAGATTCATTGTTATTATGAAGTTCTGTTCTAGATGTATTAATACCTGTATTATTATCCGTAACCACTAATTTATATATATGATTTAGATTATTTGTATCATTTATAGTTGATTCTGGAATAGTTTCTGCAACTGCTAAACGAGTATTAATGAAATCATTCTTAATAAAATCTAAATTATAAATATTTTCTAATCCAATACCTATTGAATCTATTTGTATTCTGTTATAATCCATTTATATTTATATATAAATAATTTTTAATAACTGTTTATATAATATGAATAATAATAAAAAAAGAATATTATTAATATTTATTTGTTTAATGTTTATTGAAACATATGTATATCTTCCATTAAGAATAAAAAAAAATTTTACTAGAACATATGAATCATTACCAAATTCTTATTGTTCGTCTTGAAGCATCTGTAATATTACTTTTTTAATTACACGTAATTGCTTATTAACTTCTTCATTATCATATATTTCATCTTCTGTCGCATTATATAGATATAATAAAACATGTGATAAAAATTTCTTTAATGCAAGATCATCTTCTGATGAATCTTGCGGTTTTAAATATTGAAACATTTCTTTTTCATTTTCTGATACACTTGAACGATTTGTTATAAAATGATCCTTTGTTTGTTTGTATATTTTTTTATAAGACGCAGGTTGTGTTTTTTTTGTCGCACTTCTAGTAGTACCCGTACTCATTACAATTACTATTTCTATATTATAATAATTTAAAAAAAATATTAATCAGTTATATCTAATTGACCGTAATATATTAATGCTTCTTTGCTTACATTATTTTCTGCATCTTTTTTCGAAAAACCAGTCGCAGTTGCTATTGTATCATTTGAACGATTTTTTACAGAATAATTGAATATTTTTACACTATCTTTTGTAATTATTCCTAATTCACAATATTTTGGGGTATCTTGAATAGAATGTTGCATATAAGATACCAACATATCTTTGTAATTTGTTTTTTTTAATATTAATTCGCTAAAATCAATATTATTTTCAATAATTGATATTATCCATTTTTCTGCAATATAATATCCTGCACCAGTTAATGCTGTTAATTTAATTTTATCTGGCATTTTTACTTGATCTTCGTGATTTTGAAAATCTGTAAAAATAGCTCCAATAAATGCTTCAAATATATCCTCCATTATTTTATAATTATTTCTGCCATTTGATTCTTCAACTTGTTTTGATATTATAGCAAATTTATTAAACCCAATTTCATTTGATAAAAATCCAAGCATTTTACCATTAACAATGCGTGTTCTGATTTTTGATAGAAAACCTTCGTTTTGATCTGGAAAACGAAAATAAAGATAATTTGCAACAATCATATTTAATATGGCATCTCCTAAAAATTCTAATCTTTCATAAGACATATCTTGTAATGGTATACAATCAGAAGGACAATTTGTATTTCCACTTGCAAAGTCTGCATTTTTCATAGTACAATATGATTTATGAATAAATGCTGTGCGATATAAATTTAAATTATTATATTTAATTCCTTCTAAACCATTTTTATTAAAGAAATTACTCAAATCATCACTCATTAATAATACATTATTGGTATTATATGGCAATTCATCTGTTTGAATAACTTTTGTTTTATTGTGGATACTTTCTATTTTCTTCATTTTATATAATAATTATCGTTTATTAATATATCAATTTTTTCTTTAAAAATTTTTTTAAGAATTTACGAGATATTATCATTATTACTATTAATGATAAACAAAAAAATGTTTATATAGGTCCTACTGGTTCAATTAAATCCATATTTTTAATACTTATATGCCATGCATAATCTCTATAATAGATATAAATAATTATATTATCATATATCATAGAATTATTACCATAAGCGCTTGCATGTAATTCATCCTTAATTATTTTTAATAAATTAATCTTTTTCTCACTTGGCACAGACATTTTTACTTGACTGTTATTATCACTCATATAATTTTTAATGAATGTAAGAATGTCGGCAATATCACTTAACTTCATTTATGTATATTTAAAGAAATATTTAAAATCATTTTTTATTTAAATATGTAATTAAAAAATATATACAAATAAATATAAATACTATTAAAAGTATTGTAATAAAACCACCACCACCTCCACCTCCACCGCCTCTTCCATATCTCATAAGCATTTAATATTTAATAATATTTTTATTTTTTTTCTTCTTTAATAACCATAATTCAACTATAATTGACATTTTTTCTTTTGGACTTAAATTACTGTAATCTAACATTATTTGTTATTATTTAACAAATATCATTTTTTATAATACTATATTGATACATATTGTTTTGTTTTTTAGTTAATACTATTTTTATTTTTTTATTAATAATTATTTCAACTTTCTTATTAATATAATAACTATCATATTTATTTTTCCATATTTCTAATCTTTCTATTAATGATTTTAATGATCTATTAGAAATATGGATATTCAAATTATTAAATATTCCATATTTCCAATATAATGTACTTAAATTAACTTGATTTATATTTTCAATATCCTCTAATTTAAATTTTTCAATTGTTTTTTCTAATACTAAATTATAATTTCTTAATATATCACTCAAATTAAATAATCCTTCTATTATCCTTTTATCCCATTTTTCTAAAACTGGTACTACTTCTGCTCTTATTTTACCGCGTTGACTCCACATAGGTGTACTATTTTTTAAATAAGGTAAATTATGAAAATTTGCAAACTTATATATATCTTCTTTACTAGTATTAATCAATGGTCTAATAAATGTAATATTATCTATTTTTGATTTATATTCAAAACCTGTCAAATTTTCATATTTGTTGTTATATGCAATATTTGTCAATATATTTTCTAAACAATCATCTTTATTATGACCTAGTATTACAATCGGTTCTTCATTTTTCATTGCTTTTTTATATGAATTAAAACGCACTTTTTTTGTATAACTTTCATAAATATCTCTTAAATCATTCTCCATGCATATTTTTCTTTTAATTTCACTTATTTTACGTACTAATAAAGGTACATTAAAATACGCACATAAACTAATTAAAAATTTTACTTCTTCTTCAACTTCTTTTCTATTATTATAATTTATATGTACTGCTATAATATTAATATTTTTCATAAATGTCAAATTATACAAGCATACAACGGAATCAACACCTCCTGATAAACTAATTATAACTGTTTTATAATTGATATTATCAAAATCACCAATTTTGTTATATTTTTCAATAATAATTGGCAAAGATGGATTATTATCTAATATTTGTCTATCAAAATCTATTGGATAATTATATTCATCTAATTCTTCTTCAAAATTAGCACGTGTAAATGTAGCTTTTATGAAAGTTTTAGGTAGTGGTTTAATTTTCCAACATTCATTCATAACAAATAATAAGTTTTCTCTTATATTTGAATGTCTATATACTAACATATAAAACATCCAATCTGTAAAATTTAATTTTTCAATAAATAAATTATTTTTATATTTATCAGCTATATCTATTGCTTTTTTATTAAAATATGTTAAAATATGTCTATTATATTCCCTTCTATAATAATGACGCGTCAATTGATCGTATATTAATATTCCTAATATTGGCTTTTCATGAATATCATGTGAATATTCATCAATTAAATGACCGTAAGTATTTGACAAATACTCATCGTTTTCATCATTCTGAGAAAACCAATATTTACTTCTTGAAATCCAATCAGTATAAAATATTTCCATTTTAAGAATATATTTCATAATATAAAAATCAATTTTTATAATTAACTCCCATAATACTCATCAGCCAAACCATATTTAATTGCTTCTTCTGAATTCCACTCAATATCTTTTTTTAAAATTTTATTTAATTTATTTTCAGTCAATGAAGTTTTTTCAATATAAATATTTGTTAAATGCTCTTGTACTTTCTTAAAATTAAAGAATTCATCTTCAAGATAAGACATTTTACCCCAAACACCTGATCTTAATTCATGAATTAAAATATAAGCATTCTTTCCAATATATCTTTTATTTCCATATACACTAATTAATGTACCTGCCGATGCAACATAACCATCTACAACAGTATGAATAGGAATTGTTAGCGAATTCATACAATCAATAATACTAAATGCAGCATGAATTACACCACCATTTGTTGTAAGATGTAAATAAATTGGCTGAGGTTCAATATTTAAAACCAATGCATCCTTTTTAATTTTTAATTCTAATCCTCTCAATGCCATATTTAAATTAAAAGCAGTTGTGTGATCGATATCTTTATTAAAATAAATATGATTTGCCATAATATTAATACCACTAATCACTGGGGTTCTAGCAATAATAATATTTGGTTTTTTAGAGTCATCATCATCTTCATCATCGTCGTCGTCATCTTCACATACTGTTTTTCTTTTTTTATTAATCTTTTTATTTGGCATACCCCAGTTATATTTTTTACTCATTTTACCTAATAATATTATTTAATCTTTATATTAAAAAAATGATAATTTATTTTTAATATTTTATTATCACAATGGGCGGAGGTGAAAGTAAATATGTTATTAATCAAGAAAAATTCGTAAAAAAAAATTATGAAGAATTTAAAAATAAATTACCAAAACATTATTATCGACAGCAAATTGAAGGCAAATTGAGACAATTATATGCTAATAGTGATACAAATAAAGATAATAGACGATCTTATATTAACGAACATGATTGGAAAAATGTAAAAGTTGATGCAAAAATTGTTTATCCAGAATATACAAAATATTATTAAATGTATATAAATATAATCTTATTTATTTATCTAAAAAATGTATAGTAAATTGAACTTATTTATAACTGGCGGTTGTGGCTTTATTGGTTCTAATTTTTGTAATTATATTGCTGATAAAGTAAATAAATTAGTTATTATTGATAAATTAGATTACATTTGTAATGAGAAGAATATCAATAATATTATTAAAAGAAAAAATGTGTTCTTTATTAAAGATAATCTTGTTAACCATAATTTTCAAGAAACTTTTAAAAAACATGATATTAATTATGTAATTCATTTTGCAGCACAAACGCATGTCGACAATTCATACGAACATTTTAATGAATTTATTAATGATAATATAATGGCTACTTATAAATTATTTGATGCTATTCATAAATATCCTAAATTAATTAAAACAATTCATTTTTCAACAGATGAAATTTATGGTTCATATGAAAATGATTCCTATTTTACTGAAAATTCTAATTTTAATCCAACTAATCCATATTCATCTACCAAAGCATCTTGTGAAATGATTATCAATACTTATAAATATACATATAAATTACCAATTATTATCACTCGTTGCAATAATGTATATGGTAAATTTCAATATTTTGAAAAAGTTATTCCTTTGTTTATTTATAAAGCTCTTAATGATGAAGAATTAACAATTCATAAAGACGGTCAATACATTCGTGATTTTATTCATGTTGATGATGTTATCGATGCTCTATTAACAATTATGGAAAAAGGTAAATTTGGTGAAATTTATAATATTGGTAATGATAATCCTATTAAAATTATTGATTTGGCTAATATGATTATCAATAAAATAGGTAAAGGTAAAATAACATTCATTAAAGATAGAGCTTTTAATGATTTCCGTTATCCTCTTGATGTATCAAAATTAAAAAGTCTGGGATGGATTAATAAAGTAGATTTTAGCGATGGTTTACTCGAAGTTATTAATTGGATTACAGAAAATAAAAATTATTTTAATGAAATAAAAGGAAAAACGTTCAATGATAATCGTGGTAAATTACAATTTATTCCAACACCACTGGAACATATTAAACAACAATTAGTTTCAACAAGTAAAAAAAATGTTGTCAGAGGAATTCATGTTTCTCCTTATGCAAAACACATTATTTGTCTAAAAGGTTCTTTTATTGATTATATAATCGATTATAAGACTTTAACTTATAAAAAATATTATATTTCAAGTGATAATTTAAATAAAGTTTATGTTCCTCCTAATCACGGACATATGTTTATTTCATTAGAAGAGGATAGCACGATTTTTTATCAAATTGAAGGTATATTTAATCCAGTTAATGAAAAAAATTACAATTATTTATGTCCTTATTTAAATCTTGATATACCATTTGAAAATGAATATATTTTAAGCGAACAAGATATAAAAGCTGATTTTTATAAACCAGTTGATTATATTTTATTAGGTTCTTCTGGATTTTTAGGAAGTAAAATTGAAGAAGAACTTAAAAAACAAAATAAAAATTATATTAATATTAACACAAGACTTGACAATATTGAATTACTAAAAAAACAATTTGAATTTTATAAACCTAAATATATTATTTGTGCTGCTGGAATTAGTGGTAAAAATACTTCAGATTGGTGTGATAATAATAAAATAGAAACATTAAATACAAATCTAACATATCAGCTTACATTAGCAAATTTATGTAAAAATCTTAATATTCATTTAACTATTTTAATGTCGGCAAATATTTATGTTTATAATAAAGATAAAAATTTTAATGAAAATGATGAACCCAATAACACTTATAATTATTATTATAATTGTAGAATTTTATTAGAAAAATGTTTAAGCTGTTATGATAATGTTTTAATGTTAAGAATATCTTATCCAATAAGTTTTGATAATAATCCTAAATGTTTTCTAACTAAATTAAAATCACGTTTAGATAATATTGATAATGTTAAAATTAATAGTACTATTATTCCTGAATTATTCAAATATATTCCTTTACTAATTGAAAAAAATACAACAGGTCCTCTTAATTTTGTTAATAAAGGTTCTATTTATTTACATGAAATATTAACATTAACAGATGTTAATGATTACAAAAAAACATATGATGATTCTAGACAATTTGGACTATTAGATACTTCTAAACTTGAAGAATTAATCGAAACAAAATTAAAATTTATTGATGATGCTATTATTGATGCTGCTATTTAACTATATAATTTAAACTATATGAATTCATATATATTCCTACTTGATTTTTTATTAAAGGCTGTATATTTTTTTTATTTGAATTACTCATAATTGGTTTTTCTGTAATTTGCCTTTTTATATATAATTGTGTTTCTTTTTTCTTTTTATCTTTATTATTCAATAATCCAATAATACTATAATATTCAAGTTTTTTAATATCATAATAAGTTTTTCTACTCATTTATATTAAAATATATAATCAATATTATCATTTTTTTATTATAAATATATAGATAATACAATGGGATTAAATCAAAGTACTCAAAGACAAAATCATCAACAACAAAATTATCAAGCTAGAAATCCAGATAGATTTCATTATATAAATACAGCAGATAATGTTGATCGTTCTAAAAAACAACTTCCAACAAATAATAAAGATATAGCAAAAGATATCGTTAATAGTAAAGATTACTTTTATTATGTTGTTGCATTAAAAGATAAAAATAATAATCCAATTGAAGGTTATGATTTAATGATAGTGGTTGATAAAGAACATAAAATACAATTAACAAAAGTTATGTCTAAAAAAGATTATAAAACAATGACTGATAATAAAAATTTCAAATCAGCTATTAAAAGTGCTTCTAAAAAGAAAGGTGGATTTAATTGCCCTCCTTGTAATTGCAACGTCCAACAGCAACAACAAATACAATATGAAAATAATTCAACATTCGGTCAATCTGCTATGTCTGGTTTTGGTTTAGGAGTTGGATTTATTGGCGCTGCTGTTGTTGCAAGTCTATTTTTACCAAGTTTTAATTATGTTGGTTATGGATATTACGATCATTTTGGTGGATATGGTAATTACACAGAAATAAATAATATAACAAATATTTATGAAGATAATGATACTTATATTGAAGACAATGATGTTATTGGTGATAATAATGACGTAGGTAATAATGATATTGGCGATAATGCTGATTATGGCGATTATGGAGATTATGGTGATATGGGTGATATGGGTTTTGGTGGTAAAAAAATAGTAAAACGACATGTTAAAAAATATATTAGAAAATCAAAAGGAAAAGGAAAATAAATTTTAAACTTTAAATTTAAAATAATTCTGAATATTTATTCTATTACCTTTAATAAAAACTACATCATATTCATTCCAAAAAACATTATAAGATGGTTGAAATGTTAAATCATCCAGTACTTTTTTATTCATAATTGGAAATCTAAAATCAATGTTTTTATAATAAGGTAAAAGAGATCCTATATTCCAATTATTATTTAATATTAACTGAGACATTGCTATTTCTTTTTTTAATATTACTTCCATATGCTCGTTTATATATTTTGTAATACTAAATATTTCTTTTTCTATTAAGAATTCAACTGTTTCTTTATTCATTGCAAATATATATGATTGTACGTGAAATACTAAATTATTGTTAAATAATTGTTTATTATCTATACATGAATTTATAGTACTTCCAAATAACTTAACATTATCTTTTAAATTATTTGTATAAATATCAGTCCATTTTCTATTATAATAATCAGGTACAAAAGGACCTAATACTGTTGAATTTACAAATATAAAATTTTCATAGTTTTTATAAAAATTATCTTTCATTAATCCTTCACTCCAACCTCCAAAATCATATCCATCGTTATTTCTAAATACTTTATATACATAATTAGGACAACTATATTCTATATTTTTATTATTACATATAATCATAAAATCTGTATCAGAATCTTTAAATATTGCATTATTAATAAAATATTTAACTCTTTCATTATATTCATGAAATACATATAAAACTAATGTTTTTTTAGACATTTAGTTATTTTGTTATAATATTTTCTTAAATCATTTGTTTTTTTAAATTAAAATAAAAAAATATTAATAATTAATGGCTACAACATTAACTGTTAATAATACTACTGGATATATTGGTATTAATACTGTTGCCAATATTAATAATAATATAAATATTTATAATAATGCACTCAATTCAAGTAATCAATTATTAATTACTTCAACATGTAATTTTGCTAATATACAATTAACAAATGAAATTAATTCAAATGCTTTTATTGGTCTAGGATGTTCTAATATTTCTGGAAATTATACTTGTAATTTATTTATTGAAACTAATAAATCTATTATTATAAATGCAAATAATATTAATAAATTAACAACTCAATCTCAATCTAGATCACTTATTATTAGTTCAAATGGTTATATTGCTGTGAATTATAATAATGATTTAAATAATTTATATGATTATTTGCCAGATACCTATAATTTAAGTATATATGGTATAACTAGTTCTAATTTTTTTTTAAATGGTTCTAAAATATATTCTACAACATGTACTCATGCAAATAGTATTAATTATCCAACTTGTATAGTTAATAATAATATTTATGCAGGAAATGAATTATCAAATCTTATTTATAATATCGCATTTGATATAGCTTCGCCTATAAAAAGATATCCTCCTAAAACTTACGATTCTAGTACTCAAATGACATCGTTTACAAATAATACTATAACTAATTATTCAAATACATTTACTATTAATGATTATCAAAATGGTTATGGTATTGGAACATATAAAGTTATTACATCAAGTGGTGGTATTGAAACAAATAAAGATTTTTTAAAATCGAGATTATTGTTTAATTTAACAAATAATTCAACTGATGAAATTAATTCAAATGGATTTTTATTTGATTCTAATATTGATAATTACAATAATATTGGAAATTACATTAAAACTAATAATATTGATGGTTCATATTTAGGAGGATGGATAAAAATTCAATTTCCTGAATCTATTATTTTAAGAAAATTTGCATTCTCATCATATGCAAAATCAGGTTTTACAATTAATGATTATAAATATTTACCTGGTTCTTGGAAATGTTATGGTTCTATCGATAATATTACATATACTGAAATTCCAGAAGCAAATAGTACATATAGAATTACGGATAAATATTATTTTAATAATCAATTAAAATATACACATTATTTAGCAAATACTTTTAATAAATCATATAATTATATTGCTTGGACTTTTAATCAATTATCAGGAACTAATATTAATACAAATAACTCTTTAAGACATTTATATGAAATTGAAATTTATGCAGATGATTTAAGATTAAATATTTTAAATAAAATTAATATTAATAACAGATATGGATTAGGACCACCATCGTTTTACACTATATATGGTAGTAATGGTGATAGAATTATCTTAAAAGAAGGTATTAATGATACTGTATATCCTTATTCTATTGGGATGAATAGTAATACTATGTGGTTTAGTGTTCCTACTAATGGTTCTTATCTTTGGTATTCTAATCTTACTAGTAATATGTTCCTTGATAAGGTTGGTACATTGAATGTTTTTAATGATATTATCGGATTTAATAATGCATCTGATAGTAATTTAAAAACTAATATTAAATCTTTTGATTTTAATTGTATTGATATTATTAATAAAATTAAACCTGTTGAATTTACTTGGAAAGATATTGCAAAAGTACCTGAAAATAAAAAAAATACAATCGATTATGGTTTTATAGCACAAGAAATTGAAGAACTATTGCCTCATATAGTAAAAGAAACATCTGAATATAAAATAATAAAATATGAGAAAATGATTCCATATTTAGTAAAAGCAATTCAAGAATTAAATATCAGACTAAAAAATAAAATTATTAAAGATTTAAACAATTCAAATATTAATTCGTCAATATAATTTATTTTTTTCAATTAGATTAATAATGTCTGCTAATTGGTTATCAATTGATAATAATGGAAATATTGGTATTGGTGGATTACCACCAAATAATATAAATAAATTATATTTATATAATTCAAATAAAAATTCAAGTAATCAATTGTTAATTACTTCAACATGTAATTATGCTAATATACAATTAAATAATGGTATTACTTCTAATGCATATATAGGTATTAGTTGTTCTAATATTACTGGTAATTATAGTTCTAATTTATTTTTTGAAACTAATAATTCAATTATTTTTAATACAGGAGGAATAAATAAATCATTATCAATACCACAATTAATGATAAATTCAAATGGTAATATAGGAATAAATACATCAAACCCTTTATATAATTTAGATGTAAATGGATCTATTATAACACCTGATATTATGTATAATTATAATTTATTAAAAAATGTTATTGGAAATATATCAGGAAATATATATACAAAATTAAGAAGATATCCGCCTGTTTCTTATGATTCTATTAATACTAATGCTTTTAATATTAGCGGAACTAATAATTATATTGCTCCTTTTTCTATATTAAGGTATGATCCTTATGATAATAGTTATATTGGCAGACATTATGGCGTAGGAGATTATAAAATTACGGTATCTAGTTTTGTTGATTTGTATAGTGAGCAATATAGATATATGCAACCTAGATTTTTATTTAATTTTAGTACACCATATGCTGTTTCTTATTATGAAATAAGAGATAATAATGACTATAATGGCAATTATATATTAAGAGAATTTCGTATTTTTTCAGAATTAATTGATTCTTATGATAAAGATGGTATTTATAATGGAAGTACTAGATTTTCTCCACAACCAGGAGTACAATATCCTGGTGGTTGGATAAAAATTCAATTTACAGAACCTATTATTTTAAGAAAATTTGTATTTTCAACATATTATGACTTTGATCCTTTTGGAATGCCTAGTGATTGGAAATGTTTTGGTTCTATGGATAACAATACATATTATGAAATTTATCCTGCAAATAGCAGTTTTATTGTTTCATATGAATATTATAAAAATAATACTAATCAATACAGTCATAATATAAATGAGTCTTTTAATAATGCTTATTTATATATCATTTGGGTTTTTAATAGAATTACAGCAAGATATGGTATTGCAGATACTATGAGAAATTTATTAGAAATTGAAATTTATGGTTCTGAAATAAATTTAAGTTCTACTACTGCTATTAATATTTCTAATAATAATGGTTCTAATATTCCATCTTTTTTTACAACATACGGTAGTAATGGTGATAGAATTATTTTAAATCCTGGTATTATAAATACTACATATCCCTATTCTATTGGAATTAATAGTAATACTATGTGGTTTAGTGTTCCTACTAATGGCACTTATCTTTGGTATTCTAATCTTACCAGTAATATGTTCCTTGATAATACTGGTACATTAAATGTTTTTAATGATGTAACTTGTTTTAATAATGCATCTGATAGTAATTTAAAAACTAATATTAAACATTTTGATTTTAGTTGTATTGATCTAATTAATAAAATCAATCCTGTTGAATTTACTTGGAAAGATATTACAAAAGTACCTGAAAATAAAAAAAATACAATCGATTATGGATTTATAGCACAAGAAGTAGAAGAACTGTTGCCTCATATAGTAAAAGAAACATCTGAATATAAAATAATAAAATATGAGAAAATGATTCCGTATTTAGTAAAAGCAATTCAAGAATTAGATATTTGTTTAAGCGAATATAAAAAATAATTATTTATAATATATTATGACATCTACTAATTGGGTTTTTCTTAACTATAACAATCAAAATATTGGTATTGGTACAACAAATAGTGTGAATAATATTTCTATATTTACTACCGATTCATTTTCTAGTAATCAATTATTAATTACTTCAACTTGTAATTTTGCTAATATACAATTAAATAATGGTATTACTTCAAATGCATATATAGGTATTGGTTGTACTAATATTACTAATAATTATAGTTGTAATTTATTTATTGAAACCAATAATTCTATTATTTTTAATGCAGGAGGAATTAATAAATCATTATCAATTCCTAATTTAATAATAAATTCAAATTGTAATATAGGAATAAATACATCAAATCCATTATTTACATTAGATGTAAATGGTTCTATTAATGCAAGTAATATTATTATTAATTCATCTATAATACCTTATAATACTATAAATAATAATATAAATAATTATTCATTATCAAATGTTATATATAATTTAGCTTATAATTTTGCTATTCCATTAAAAAAATATCCTCCTAAATGTTTTGATAATTATGTTAATACTCAATATATTACTGGAACTTATTCTAATCATATAGGTAGTATAATACTTACTAATACAAACAAATTATATGGAGCTCCTATGTATGGAAATGGTACTTATAATATTACATATTCTAGTCATGGATTAGATACAACTAAATATTTAAATTTAAGAACTATTATAAATACATTAACATCATTTGGTTCAACTGATACGACTGAACTTACTAATAGCAATTTACCTTTATTTAATAGTAATATAGATTCTTATAATAATATTGGTATATATACTGGAACTAATTTTATTAATAGTTCATATTTAGGAGGATGGATAAAAATTCAATTCCCTGATCCGATTGTTTTAAGAAAATTTTCTTTTTTAACATACTCAATATTAAATAATAAAACTGCATTTTATGATAATTATAAATATTTACCTGGTTCTTGGAAATGTTATGGTTCTATGGATAATATTACATATACTGAAATTCCACAAGCTAACAGTCCATATAGAATTACTCCTAATGATTATATTAAAAATGTATATTCATATAATCATTATTTGGCAAATACATTTAACACCGCATATACTTATATAGTATGGGTTATAAATGCATTATCCGGAACTTCAATATCTGATGTATATACAATACGTGCTTTATTTGAAATAGAAATTTGTGCTGATAGTATAAATAATATAGAAGGCGCTCTTATTATTTCTAATAATAATCTTAATATTCCATCATTTAATACTATATATGGTGGCGATGGTGATAAAATTATTTTAAAAACAGGTATTAAAAGTACTACATATCCTTACTCTATTGGTTTAAATACTAATACTATGTGGTTTAGTGTTCCTATTAATGGTACTTATCTTTGGTATTCTAATCTTACTAGTAATATGTTTCTTGATAATACTGGTACATTGAATATTTTTAATGATGTTATCGGATTTAATAATGCTTCTGACAGTAATTTAAAAACTAATATTAAACCTTTCGATTTTAATTGTATTGATTTAATTAATAAAATTAAACCTGTTGAATTTACTTGGAAAGATATTGCAAAAGTACCTGAAAATAAAAAAAATACTACTGATTTTGGGTTTATAGCACAAGAAATTGAAGAACTATTACCTCATATAGTAAACGAAACAACTGAATACAAAATAATAAAATATGAAAAAATAATTCCATATTTAGTAAAAGCAATTCAAGAATTAGATATAAAACTAAAAAAAATTGAAGAAGAATAGAATTTTAATTACAAACTAGTATATTTACTTACTCTTTTTTGATTTCTTTTCTTCTACTTTAATATCTTTTACAACTTCTTTTTTCTCTTCTACCTTAACTTCATTCACTACTTCTTCTTTCTTCTTTTCTTCTAATTTAATATCATCTTTAACTTCATTTAGTTTTTCTTTCTTCTCTTGCCAAATTTTACTAATATATGTCATCATTTCACGATTTGACATTTCTTTTTCTTCTCCTGATTGAATTTTTGCTTTTAATACTGCCATTTCACTACGCATAAAGATATTATATTTAGATGGTTCGCGTTTTTTCTTTTCTGTTTCATCATTATTTTTTTTAGATTTACCTTTTTCTAAGTCTGTATAAATTTTTCCCATTTCTTTAATAAAATTGGATTTTGACATAATATCAGATTGAGTATTTAAATAAGCAGAAATACGTGTTGCAAGTTCAATATTATTCATTCTTTTATTTAATTATAATAAATTCATTAATTAAAAAATAAATCATTTTTTTATTTTATTAATATAGAATTACAAAATGAGAGATGCTACTTTTTGTGGTCTTAATAATTGGAATAAATATTTATTTGAAAAATTAGGATGGATGCTACTTGCTAAACAAGACGGTCATAAAATGATAATTGATACTTATAAATATAATATTAACGAATTAATATCACATTTAATTAATAAAAAGAAATCTACTATTGATAAAGATCGTAAAAAAGATTTAGACATTATATTAAGCAATGTTAAAATACTTAAAACATTTGTAGATAAAAATTTATAAAATTTACATTTATTCTGTTATTTTTTCAAATATATACTTACTAGCAGTTATAAAAATTATTTATTTCATTTTTAGTACTTAATATAAGTAAATATTTCATTATAGTTTCATTATTCTTAAAATTTTAATATTTAAAATAATACATTATTAATAATATGGTTTTAATATCAAATGGTATAATAAAATTCTCGGATATACAAACCGAATTTGGCGGTGTGAATCCTATTTATATTAGCGAATATTATTTAAATTCGCCAACAAAGTATACTTCAAATACTGCTGGAATACCAAATAGTAATGCTATAATTAATGTAAGTTTTTTTAAAGGTAAGGCAAAATTTTCACCAGATGGTTTACCTACAACATCATTATATGCAAGATATAGCGCAAATGGACCATTTACATTAAATGTAAATAATTTTATAACACAATGGAATGATATTTCTGGCAATAATAGACATATTACATCTACATATTTCAGAGGTAATGTATCAAATTTGACATTTACTTGTGGATCAAAAGGTTTAGTTGGTTCGAGTGTATTAAATACTGTATCTGGAAATGATACAGATGGATTATATTTTCCATTTGCTTTACCACAAGGATCATATACTTTTTGTTATATGGCAAGATACAGAGGAAATAATAGTAATACAACATATAATCGAAGAATATTTGATTCACGAGCAGGAACAGGTGTAAATACATATTGGGGATTTCAAGGAGGTATTGCTGGTAAATCATATAATGGAAATACTGGAAACATATCATCAACTGAATATAAACAATCTGAACCTGATTGGTGGATTATTGGTGTTGAAACAGAAACAACATCTAGATTTAATGGTATGGATTGTACCGATATTAGAACATTAGGTGGTTTAACATACCCATTAAGACCACCAACTGGTTTTAATCCAACACCTTCTGTAAATTTTGGTAATAATACAGGACAAACAAACTCTACTGAAACTAGTTATTGGGAGATAACAGAATTAATATTTTATAATACTGAATTAAGTTTAAGCGATAAAATTTTAGTTGAAACATATTTTTCAACTAAATATAATCATATCAGTTTTAGTAATATTTCACCAACATTTAATACATTTACGAGCAATTGTTCTAATATTATACCATTATATAATACATTTAATACTATTTATAATGGATCAAAATGGGGTTATAGTTCAAATAATGCTAAATGGTATGGACCAGGAATATTATATAGTCAATTTTATTTGAAAACTGCAAGATATTATTGGCTATTGAATTTACAAAATAATATTACAAATACAGTTGGTCTTAAATATAATAATTCAGGTAATAGAAATATTAGTAATGTTTCCTATAATATTTTATTGCCATTAAATACAACTGCCACAAATACTAATTATAAAATACATTGCATTTTAAATGGAGGTGGTGGAGGTGGTAGTTATTTTGGCGGTGGTGCAGGAGGTCAATGTTATTTTTATAATACTAGTAATTTATTATATAATACAACAATAAATTTAAATATAGGAGATAAAGGTTATTCAACCGCATATGCTAATACTAATTGTAGTGCAGGAGGTGATACTACTTTATCTTGGAGTACATATTCATTAATCGGTTATGGTGGGCGTGAAGGTGATACACAGGCTAATGGATCAACATTTAGTAATATTGCACCAACTGGTTTATTAGTTGGTGGTGCAGGTGGTGGTGGTTCTAGTGGTTATTATTATGGAGGAGCTATATCAACAATTACAAATACTGTTAATTTATATCCAGATACTACATTATGGAGTATAATTAATGATTCTAATATAGCTAATGTATATTCATATAATTCATCATTAAATTCAGGAAGATCTGCACCTCCTGATATTTTAAATTTCTATGGTGCAGGTGGTATATCATATATAAGTGCTAATAATGGTATGCCTGGTGGTCCTGGATTTGTAATAATATTACTGGATTACAATTAAATATTTTTTTCAGAGAATGACAAAAATTTCTCTTTGCCATTTATACATCCCCTCCTATCATACCTCATCCCATCTACCCATTCCCTTCTCCCCTATCTCCTCTATCTCCTTCCTAAT